TCATCTAAAGTCAAATCTTTATTAACTTTTCTTATAGCTGCTAATGCAGATTGAACTGTATTAGCTTGTGCAAAAGCGTCAAACTTTGCAAAATCTCCACCAAACTTTTTAGCAATTAATACTGCATCATTTCCAAATCTTTTAAACTCTTGCAATGCTTTTACTGCTTCTTCTTTCGTAATACCTAAAGCTTTTCCTAATCCTTTAACTTGTGATGCACTGATATTTGAACTTATACCCATTTGTTCCATTTCTTTATTTAGATCTTTAATAGACTTTCTAAAATCAAGAGTTTGTTGTATTTGTTGAGCTATTGCAGTACCAGCTATAGACAGACCAAATCCAAATGGGCCTCCTAATGCTCCACCAACTGCACCACCAATACCACCGCCAGCAGCACCTAAAGCACCTTGACCAAATAGCAATGGAAAACCACCGCCAATAAGAGCATTGCTTATAGATCCCTTAATCCTTTGACTCCTAGTGGCTGCAAACATTCCACCTTGAGCAAATTGACTACCAATTATTTGACCTAACCCAGGCCTGTTGGATTGAGCAGTTATTTCATCTGCTCTTTGACTAAATGCTTTAAAACCACTAGCACGACCAGCAACATTGGTTTGATTTAATCTATTTAATCTTCTTCGATCTTGTATTTCTTGTTTTAAAGATTTTTTTCTAAGAAGAATTAATTTTTTTTCTCTTGTTTCTATTTTTTTTAGTGCAGTTTCTCTGATTTTTGCAACTTCTTCTTCAGCCCTTTTTTTATTTGCTGTTTGCTTTGCTAACGCTTGTTTTAACCTATCTTCAATATTTACACTTTGACCAAATAAACTTTGACCAGGAATTAATGAAGATGTAATTGGATCAGGGTTTTGACTGAAATCACGAAATCCAGAACCAAACCTACTAATTCTACTTTGACGTAAGTTTTCTCTAACCCTATTTCTTAAATCTATTGAAGGCGTAGGTGTATCTAAAGTCTTAAATTTAGAGCTTATTCTTGATCTACGACTTTCAGCAACATTTCTTCTAACACGATTACTGCTTGATGATTGAGCAAAACCAAACTGATCTTCATTTTTTCTAAGTTGTTCTAATAATTTATTTTTTAATGCTAATTCTTTATTTAAAGATTTTTCTGCCCTAACTAAATCTAATGCTGATTTTCTAAAAGCATCAGTACCTACTGCTGCTTTGTTTATATTAACTTTTGTTTTTTGTAATGAACTACTTAAAGTATTTAAAGATTTTTCATAAGCATTACTAGCTCTTCTAATTTTTAAATTTATATCATCAACAATATTTGATGTCTGTTTTACATCTTTATTAAACTTTTTAAGTGCTTGTGCATTTTTTATAGCAACAGCAATATCAACATTATAATTAGCCACTTGCTATAAAAACTAAAACATTTTCTCTATATTACCTTCTTTTGCCTCTTAAAGCATTAGTTTTTTGTGCTTGTTCTCGTTGTTTTTCATATTCTTCATGTTCCAATTCACCATAAGCAGCCCAACTTATCATTTCCTCAATAGTCAAAGTATCACATAATTCAGCTACAGTTTTATGTAACATCTTTGCTAGTGAAAATAAAAACTTCCAATCTTTATTAGCTTTTTAAATCGGCTTTAGCCTCTTCAACCCCCTTGTCAACACCAGCGTTAACCATTGCCAACTGTATATCTTCAAGAACAGATACTTCAACTTCTCTTCGTAATGAAGCCTTATCTCCATCTTGAAATAACCTTGCACCATCTTTATCTAATGATTTTTCAATCATCATCTGTAACGCATAATCATTAACATCATCAGAGTTTGATTTCTTTTGTATTGCTTCTCTTTCTGCAATAGTCAAAGGATGCCAGTAAACAGTAAAAATAATTTCATCACCTTGTTTTACATCATGCTTGTAAAGTTGTGAAACTCCAAACTTGTTTTTGAGAAGATCTACGGCTCGTGTCATTTTAATATATAACTGATATTAGTATACTAGGCATTTGCTGTGAATTGACAAGATATTAAGCCTAAAAAATGTGAAGAGTCATCTAATTCAATAGGAGCAGGACCAACAACATCTAATACTCTTGGAGCACAACTGAATGTATCAGTGTAATTAGAAGCATTAACAGAAGTAAGACCATCTATAACGGCTTCTCCCAATGAAGATAAAGTAGCTGGCCCTTTACCTCTTGGAACATAGATATTACATTGAATAACACCAGAATAAAAATCTTGTGATGCTCCCTGTGTTTGTGTTGTTGCCTGTGCAAAATCTACTGACATAATTATATATTTCTTTGTTTTACCAGGTGTTTTATAAACCATGTTGTCATAGATCATCTCAACAGTATTATCTGCTGCTGCGACTGCATCTGTTACTGCTTTTTCAAAAGCTGCTCTTGTGTTTACTAAAGTCATAAGTTAGTGTAATCAACAAATACTGATGTAGGATCACTAAACCTACCAATACCAGTTCCTTTAAATCTAACATTTGGATTTTCTTCGCTTCCTTTAACTCCAGTACCAAATGTGGCTACACCAATCTTAGGCTTCTTCTCATTAAATATTTCATTTATTCTTTTACCAATAATATTTTGAACATATATGGGTATTTCACTATTTGGAGAAGCTAATGCTCTAGCGGCATATTGTGACCTATTACCAATAAATACTTTTGAAAACAATTTAAAATCATAATTAATTGTATCTATAAATCTAGGTTCTACTTTTGCTTGTGGATTACTTTGATCGCCTCTCCTTCTTGGTTTAATATTACTCCACGGAGCAACTGATTCTCTAGCTTCATCAGGTCTTGGTCTTTGAGTTCCAGCAGTCCAACTTGAAGCAAAGAAGCCAGTATCAACAGGACTATATCTTTGTGATCCCTGATTAGATAAATCCAATAAAGCTGCTCTTATAAATGAATTAAAATCTCGTTGTAAATTACCTGTAAGATCCTTTTCTATATTTTGAATATTTGTACCTTTAACCATCAGAACCTCACCAATAATGTAAACAGATAAGTCTGCCCACCCTGTCTTGTATCTATATTAGTTATCTGTGCAACTCTTGTAGATCCAGCATAAGTTAATGTAACTTCATCATCGAAACTAGGTTGATTATCTCCTATTAAATCAGGTGTAATATAAACCTTTGCTTCTCTTCTTTCCCTACCATCATCTTCAGTAGAAATAATAAATTCCACTGGTGCTTTTATATCAGCAAATGTAGTATCGCTTGTCGTATATGCTCCAGTGCTTGTGTTATAACTTCCAGATGCTTTTCTTGTATAACTAATAGTCGAATCAAAGGAGCTACCAAGATCCGCTACGACCTGTTTTGCAATCTGTTTAAATGCTGAGTCTAACTGTCCTGCCATTATCCTCTCACCACTCTAAGCTGGAAACTACCAGCACCACCCAACATATAAGCTCCTAAATAACTTTGTAACCACGGATAAACGTCCAAGATATTATTAACAGAACCAGTACCCTGACTATCAGTATTATATTTAACCTGAATATCTCCTAACTTCACTTCACTAAAGTTTCCATCTTTACCAGTAGTACCAGTAATTGCATCAGTATCATTTGCTAAAGCTCTTGCAAGTTCAAATTGTGCATATTTAATATTATTAGGAATAGCAGAACAAGCCAGCTCAACTCCATCAACCTGATAATTAGTTCTAGGAAATTTAAGAGCCTGA